AAATTTTCCGTCTTTTATTATTCTTGGGTTCTTCGGGTTTGGTTTAACCTCACTTATCTTTACTAACTTCATTTAATTTTTCTTCGTAAGTTGTTGAACATACCGCTAAACGTTGGTCTATATCTTCATATTCAAAAGTCATTGTATCGTTAGTCATGCACCTTTGAACGAAGTCTTTTTTGCTTTCGTCTTTTCGTGGTTTAGGAATTGGCATCTTCGTACGTGTTAAATAATATCTCTAATTTATTCATTACATCACGAAGACAAGAACCACAAGAAGTTGGTTGCATATTTACTTTAAATACTCTATTATAAATTCTTAATAGTTCCTTTTGTTCGGTAGGCTTCATTGAATAACGTGTTTCAGAATACCATTCTTTTAAATATTCGTATTCGTCTTTTAGTAAACATTCAGGTTTACGATACGGAAATAAAGCGTTTAACTTTGCTTTGCGTTCGTCGCACCCGCAGTCTTCACCAAGTAACCATTTAGCAACCTTTGATACTCCCGTAGCTTCTAAGACCTTTTCTACTGTGTCCCCTAATCCTTCGCTTTTAGCCGCTAATATTTCGGCTTTTGTTCGTCTTTTTCTTGTCATGTTTTTATTTTATAAGTTCATAATCTTCGTTAATTAAATCTTCGTAGTGTTCCCCTACATTTTCCTTTAAACGTATTTTACAAATCTTAATTGTTTTCCATACGCTTTTAAAACTTATTCCAGTTACGCCTTCAATTTGCCGTGTACTCATTCCAGAAGTTCTATATAAATCAAATAGTAGTTGATCGTACCAGTGCCAGCTTTTTATTTCCGCTATCATTTTTATTTCAAAACGTTTCTTCGCTTCTAATATTTCGGGTTGATATTCGTCTTTTAGTTGCATAGCTTCAGTTAAATTTACCTTTACTATTCTTGACTTACTTTTTTTATAGTCAAAAGCCATGTTACGTAATACCGTCCAAACAAAGTTTTTATTCAGCTTACCGTTTATGTAAAACCGTTCGACTTTATCCAGCTTTGCCATTTTTAAATACATTTCTTGTACTATATCTTCGCAGTAATAATCTTCGCCAAAAGTAGAAACAATCTTTACCCATTCGTTATGGTGCTTGCTTAATTCTATTAAAAATATATTACTCAAAAAATTGAAATTGAATATTCAACAAGTAACAAAACTAATAACCCTACGCAAACACGATGAATAGACCCTAATATTAATTCGTCTTTATATACCCAGTCTTCAAATTTAGGAACACTTTTCCAATATACCAAAACCAAAAAAGCCCTGTCCAAAATGAACAAGGCTATAAAAAACGGCAATAGTAGTATGTACTTCACGCCATCAAAGTTATGAATTAATTTTGATTTTCAAAATAGGCTAATTCTCTTTCGTTCCAATTACTCCAATACTCGTCTAATTTTAAAGCTTCAGCATCAAAACCGTAACTTTCGCAATCGTCCATAATTAAATTTTCTAATGCTTCACAAATTAATTTCGTGTTTCTGTTGTTTAAAAAGCCTTTTGTTTTTTTGCCTATTTCTTCCCAGTCGTATTTTTCTAATTCAATATCTACGCTTGTAACTTCGTAATCGCTATCCGTGTTAAAGTTAATGTCACCTTGAAATAACATTTTACCAAACCTACCACAATCAATATCGAAATATATTATACCATTCCAGTATTCAATGTTTACTAACTTAAAATTTTTGTTTAATTCAATTGTTTTCATAGTGCTTTATTTAAATATTTCTTCAAAATTAATATAACTTTTTAAATAAACAATACTTTTATAAAAAAAAATGCGGAATTTTTTACGTTCCGCACCTTTGACTTTGCCGAGCCTTAGTTACATTCCTTTTTCATTTAGGTATTTAGCTAAACGCTGGATCGTTTTACTTGTTAAAGATTTGCCATTTAAAAACGTGTGTATATTTGACTGGTGCAATTTAGCATCTAAACAAAAAGCATTTAAAGATAGTTCGTTTTTTTGTAGGTAGTCCCGTAACATTTTACGCGTTAACTCGTCGCTATTTGCTATTATTTTACTCGCTTTCATTAGAAATCATTTAAGAAATCGGAAATATCATTGCTTTGTGGCTTCGCTTGTTGTTCTTCAGCTGGCTTTATTGACAAACTTAAATAGTTTTTACCATTGTTACTTTGTTTTTTCCAAGCGCTTATATAAAATTCACGTCCTAAAATTGTTATTTTACCATTCATGTCGGGGTGCGTTTCTTTCGTCTTTTTGTCGTTAGTAAATAACGCTCCGCTGTTGTCTCTTTTTTCCATTTTACTTTTTATTTATTTTTATTTTTAACATTTTAACTATTAAAGAATCCGCGTTTACCGTACCGCCTTCATCAGTTACCGCAGTTAAAGCTTCTATTAATTGCTTTATTTCTTTTAGTTCTTTTTTTAAGTCTTGAATTTCTTGGTTCACTTCAGGGTTCATAGCTTTTAATTTTATCTTGAAAAATATAAGGTTTACCAAAATCTTTGTGTTCTATTTTAGTTGGTATTTTATAACCGTGTTCAAAAAATTCGTCTAATTCGTGACTTCCATTATTATAAACCGCCCTAAAATAAGGTATACCGCTTTGTGTTTTTTCAGAAACTACTTTTTTTAAAATCCAATCATTCATATTAAGTCTATTATTTCGTTATAATATTCGTTACATTCTTCTATTCGTGTTTTAATAGCTTCGATAACTTCATCGTCACGCTTTACTACGTGCGTTTTAACGCGCTTTTCCATAGGTATATGTCCGAATGTATGCTTATCTTCTACAAACTCTCTTAAATCGGAACTTTCACTTATTAAGTTTTGCCTCCAGTGTTCCCTTCTTATTTCGTCTTCTACTATTTGTAAAGGCGTATCAACTAAACAATAGCATAATAAAGCCTCTTGTTTGTCAGTTAGCCACATATAACCCTGAAGTTGATAGTAATAATCTTTGTTTTTTAATTCGTCTTCTACTACCTTTTCAAAAAACGTAAACGCATCCCAAGAACTTTTAACATCAATCAGTACGTCCGTGTTTACATCAGGAACGCCAGTTATATATTCGTTCGTTATTCGTTCTTCATTCTTGTAAATAAAGCCTACGTTTAGAACTTCGCCTACTAATTTAATGGCTTCGTCTTCTACTTCAATACCTTTGTCCGTGTATCTACTCCAGAACTCTTTTTGTATTCCGTATTTCTCTTGTATTGCTAATTCTAAAATGTAGCTTTTAGTAGTTAGCGAAAGACGTTCCCCCTTTGTACGGGGGTTCGTCATTATTTTACCGATTTGTGAACAACGTATTTTCATAACAATAAGGCTTTTTCTTGTGCTTCAGTTAATTGAAATTTCTCTTTTAACTTTTCGATAGTAATTTTACCTTCGTTAATTGCTTTTAAAGCATCGGTAAATCTTTTGTTATCCAACGTTTCTTTTTTAGGCTTTTCCTGTTCGCCTGAAGCATCCGTGTCTTTATCGGTAACTAAACCTAACATCGAACTCAAACAATACCTACGAAAATACGTCACGCCCGACCCGAAACTTTGAAAATCATTCATTCCTTTTAGTTGTACATACGGGATCATGCAATTGCTTTCTATTTGTTCACCGCTTTCTACATGAAATACTACCGTAGCTAAATAGTTAACGCCCTCTTTAGTGTTTATTAGTTGCGTAAACCCTAATCCGTGTTTTTGTAGTAACGGGTTAATTTCATCGAAAATTTTAGGTAAATCAGCGTAAGAATATCCGTACCCTTGCGTTGCTTTGTGAATTACTTTCACTTCTTGCTGGAACGCCGCCAGACTTTTTAATACATTTTTCATATAACTTTGTTTAATTTTTACAAATTTAATATTAATTTTTAATATAACAATAGCTTTTAAAAAAAACTACAAAAATTTCTTTAAACCTTGTGCGCATCGTTCAATTGAATTAGCGCGCTCCTGAAGGCTTGTTATTTGTTCGAGTATAGTTTGCTTACAATCGCTGGTAAAATAGCCGTGTGACGTTGCTATTAACGGTATTAAGCCATTTGTACGAATATAGTTTACTAACTTTCTTAAACGTGGTTGTGTTAGCCTTATTTTATATCCGTTTTCTTGTAGGTAGTTATTCATTCGAGTAACTATTAACTCCGCTTTTATCGGGTTCGTCTTTTTGTAGTGTCTAAAACCGTTTACTACTAAATGCAAAATTTGCATTTCTTCAGCCGTTAATTCGCTGGTGTGTTCTTCGAAAGTTTTTATACTCATTTCTCAAAAGTTTGTTCGTAATACATTTCGCCAGTTAACCAATATTCGTAATTCGTAACGCCTTTGCTTTTCTTTAGTTTATTTCCGTGCGCTTCAATTATTTGTATCTTTTCAAGTTGTAAAAACTTGTGAAAGTTATTTACGAACTCCCTACCCTTTTCGGTGTAAATGTCAAATAAAGACGGATGAAGCTTTTCTAATTCCGTGAATGCTTCTTGTAATGCTGTTTTCATAATACTTAATTTAATTTATTTCTTCAAAATTAATATTATTTTTTAATATAATTCTATTTCCTTACATTTTTTTTTATAAGTTGCTATAATTTCTTTTAGTTCCTCAATCGTAAACTTCCGTGTTTTCATAGCTTCAGCGCTTAAATTCTCAAATTCTTCTATCCCTATTTTTTTTAATAGGTTTTCACGGTAGTAAATTAAGTTACCCGAAAGAAATGTATTGCAGTGTTCACATTGTAAATGCACGTTGCGTTCGTCAAAACGTACCGACCAATGATTGTTTGCATTGTAGAAGTGTCCAGCGTTCTCTTTTAAGGGTTTCTTTTGGCACGATATACAAAGATTACCAGCATCTCGTAAACGAATATATTTATTAAATACTTGTTGTGATAATTTTATATAGTCCTGAACAGTCATTAAATCGGCTTTTAACTTCGCTTTTTTCTTTTGCCAGTTCTTTTGTTTTACTTCGTTTATCCATTCAGTTACACAATTAGGGTCAAAGCAATTTTTTTGCAAAAACACGGACGGTTCAAAGAGTTCTCTACAGTACTTACATTTTCGTGTTTTCATATTAAATTGTTTTTAGTAAAGTATTCAGCTACTTCGCCAGCGTTTTCAAATTCTATAATTTCAAATTTCATTATTTCAAAGTTGTATTTTATCATTGATAGTTGTTTTATTGCTTTAAAAAAAGTACATTTCTTACATACTCGCATTACGTTTTTATCCGTCTTTAGCTGGTATTTCATGCTTGAAGAGTTAAAAGCATTTAACGGTAGTTCTTGTTTACAAGTAAAACAGTTTTTATAGTCCATCTATTAATTTTTCTACATTTATTTTTAGGCTCTTATTTTCTTGTTTTAACATTATGTTTTCAAGTTCTAATTCGTGGTTTCGTCTATTTGTAGCCATTAACATTTTATCTACGTGGTTTAAATATTGCACCGCTTCGCCTACTTCAGTTAAACTTTTTTCCATTGAAGAAATTAAGTCGGTACGGTGTTCGTGTTTTTCTTTGATATTGTCTAAACTATATTTTATTTTCCAGTAAACTACGTTTAAACCCGCTTTACGTTTTATCATTTCTAAACTCATAACTTTTGTATTTCTTCTTTCACCCAATTATACCACGTTGGAATATAATCTTCATTTAAACCTAATAAACTTATTTCTTTTTTAATTAATTCATCTACTGTAATTAAAGCGCACTTTATAACTAATTCATCAGTGCTTTTTAAGTCTAATAATTTAGAATATTTATACTTTAATTCAAATGCTTTTTCTTTAGGTGTCATATTTCTTAATTTAAAGTCCACAATATCCACTATCGCAATCGTTAAAATCATTATCAAATAATTCTAATTGCGTTCTATAATTTTTTATTTTTTCGTACGTAATACCGTTTTTAAAAGTACATCCGTTTTTTCGTTCCATTTCAATAAACCAATTAAATTGTTTTTCTGCCTTGTTACTCATATGTTTAAGCATTAATTCGCTACGATGAAAACATCCAACGCAATTATTTTGGTATGCAAACCTAACTGGTTTGTCTTTCCAAAAGTTTTCGATAGTGTCTTTAAAAATAGCATCTTTAATTAAAGGAAATTCCGTTATTCTATACGGTAGTTCTTTCCATTTATTGCGCCCGTTTTTATTTCCAACCTTAAACTTAAAGTTTTCTATTCCGTTTATTTGTCTTTCGATTATTCTATTTGCACGGCTTAATTCGTTTGCTCTAAACCCTATTCTCATTTGTACGGGTAATTCCGTATTTTCATAGCACCATTGCGCAATTGGTTTAATCTTTATGTCTACAGTGCAAAAACGTGTAACTTGGTTAGGTAAATAATTTTTACCGTTTGCCATTTTATAATTACTTATAACCTCGTCAAATGTTTTTTCACTTAACCAAACTATTTCTTTACCTAAATATTGTTCTAAATCGAGCATAGTGTATATTATAGTATCTTCTTCAAGCGTTCCTATAAATTCCGTTCCTATTTTGTCGCTTACTATTTGTCGAATTTTAGGATCAGGAAATAAACAATTTGTGTCACTTGTACGAACCAAAGCAAATACGTTATAATCAGCTGGGTAATTTACCGCTATATAACTTGATGTTTTACCACCGCTTAAACTGTTAACCGTTTTCATATTTCTTAATTTAAAATGGCATAGTCATTTCGCCATTCTTGTTTTCAATTGGTTTTAATTCTTCAAATGCGCCTTGCTTCATTCGTTCGCTAAACGAAAGTAATTCTTTTCCGTTTACAATATCAGGATTACGTACGGGAAAACTATTTGAAACGGGTCTTAATTCGTGTTTTTGTCGCATAGCGTATATTTTATTTCCTACCATGTCTTTTATATAGTATTGATATTTTTCAACGTCTAAATACATTTTGTAAGTACCGTTTTTTGAAACTCCTTTAGGCTTGCTTTTAGCCACTTTTAAGTGTACTTCGTTTTCTTCATATAAATTACCTTCGCTATCCATTACTCCAGCGGGTGGCCGCCACGGAATTAAAACCGTTAAACCTTTTCTAAACCATACTTGACCGCCAGCGAAATCACGTGCCGTTGGCATAGGGTAAAATGTATGTCCGTTTTGTGTTACTGGTGCTTGGTCGCGTACGTGGTTTATAATGCAATTATGTCTTTTCGTCTTTCGGGCGTTTTTACGTGCCATCCCTAAAATTCTACTTAAATATTTATCTTCGCGTCCCAAGTCCGAATGTATATATTCTTCAGTAAGTTCGTTCCAAGGGTCTATTGTAGTTGTGTTAATTGTTATTTCTTGCGTACGTTCAATTTCATCTACTAATTTATAGAAGTTTTCAAGCGTTAAATCTTCGTCAATAGGGTCAATTACTATAAAATGATCGTTAACAAACATTTCTGCAGCCACTTGTTCGCCTTGTGTCATGTTGTTTTCGCCTATTGTGTACGGTTTACCGATATATTTATAGCATAATTCCGCGTAAATTTCCGCAGCGTTACCCGTTTCAGGAGAAAATATTACGTGTTTCCAACCGTGTAAGCAACTTAAATTAATTAGAAACTCAAACCATATTTCCGTTTTACCGCTTGCTGGCGCTGCTCCTATATAAGTTGTACATCCTTCTTTTACCGTGTAGGGTATTTGGTCGAAAGTCCAGCCTATTGAATTACCGCGTACGTTCTTTTCGTGCCTTATATTGTGTAATTCCGTTTGTAGGTCGCTTAGTCTTTTATACATTTTATTCGTGTATTATGTTAGGTGTATAAGTTTTGAATTCGTCTTTACGAATGTAAGGCAAAGTATTATTTAATTTGGTTTTCCAATTCATAATTTTTTTATCGTTTCCGTCTTTCCATTCGTTCACCTTCCAACTTTCGTATTTTAGTTTAACATCTTCTTTGTTTACGGTTGGCACTTGTGAAATTGCATATTCTAAAAATTCAGAAAATTCAGGTATATATATTTCTTTCTTTTCTTTCTTTATATTCTTGTTAGTGGTTACTCGTTGGTTGCTCGTTGGTTGCTCGTTTGTTATTTCGCTGGTTGCTACTTGATATTTTTCATAGCTAACTATTTGTAATACAGTGCCTTGCGAACTCGTTATGCTGGTTATTTCGTTGGTTGAAATTAGCTTATTTAATGCTGTTCTAATTTGTTGTGAACTTAAACCCGTTTCACGTGCAAGTAAGTCGCGGCTCGTAACAATAGAACCAACTTTTAATTCAATACCCTTAAATCTTTTTTCTTTGTGATTAGCTTTTAAAAGCAAATGAAGAAATAACCTAAAACAATTATTATCTGAATACCATTCCCATTCGAGAATTTGCCTGTGTAATTTAATCCAACCGCTCATCTGTTAATTTTATATAGTCTACTAAACATTTAATTTCTGTTTCGTTCATTAAATAATAAGTAGTGCCATGACTGTTTAATATTGAAACTAATAATTTACCTTCATTGCTTCGGTAAAATTCAATTTCACCTTCTTCGTTTTCTGATTTAATAAATAACTGCATAATTTAATTTTTAAGCATAAAAAAAACCTCTTAAATCCTTTGGGTCTTCACGTCCAAATTCATTAAAAGGTTTTAATAACTTCTTTAGGTTCTATAATGTGAAGACGAACCGTATGCAAATATACAAATTATTTTTTAATCAAACTCAATATTTATTGTTTTTATTATTAATTTTCTTCTCCAGTATTTTGCTACTCTTAAATTTCTAACCATTAATGGCTGGTTTCTAAACCGTGTCAAGTTGCGGCGTTTCTTCATTCGTTTATTCATCTTGTCCGTGTTTTTTTATTAATCCTATTCCTATTAATATTATTCCTACCGTGAAAAGTAGTAAAGCCATTTTTGCTTCTTCAGGCATAACGTTCTAAATATTTAATTACTTCGATCCAATACTCTTTGTTTTTAGCTTCCGTCTTATTGTAAGGTGCTAACTCGTAAATATTTCGAGCGGAAATTAACGCTTGCGTTTTTATTTCTTCAGGCTTAAACAACTTACTTGCGTTTGTGTATATTTCCTTTGCTTTTTCTTTTGGCTTCATTCTATTCTGATTTAAAAGTTAGTAGTCAGGACAGGACTTAAACCTGTAATGGGGTTTAGCAAAATGGATTCACATTTCATACCGTACCTTAGTGGAGCATCCAAAGGTTTACCACATACCTTTTTAACGCTTGCGTCTACCAATTCCGCCACCTGACTTCTCATTCTATTCTGATTTAAAGGTTTCGTTGTAGTATAAATCTCCATGTAAAAAATCTTTGCCACAATATTTTTCTGCTGCTTCAAAGGCTTGCATTATCTGCTCTTTCTCCATTTCTTTGGCTTGTTCAATTTCTTTCTGCCATTGTTCTGTGTGGTCTCCGCATATCTGCTCAACCAACCATTCTACTGCTGTTTTCATTCTATTCTGATTTAAAGGTTTCGTTGTAGTATTGTTCTGGTTGATAACATTGAGAACCATAATCATTGCTCCCTTGATTATAAGCATCCATTATCTGCTCTTCAAACATTTTATTGGCTTGTTCAATTATTGGTTCATCCATTTGAATTGTTAATCCAGTTAGTTTATTTATTTCTTTAACTAACCATTCTACTGCTGTTTTCATATCTTACTTTTAATTACTAATTTTAATTCTCCATTTATTTCTCGTTCTACGCTATCGTGAATAACATCTAAGTATTCTTGTCTAAATTCTAC